CGGCGGCACTTATACCGACGTGAGCGGCGGTGCTTTCACTACCACTGATGCCAACACCGCATTGGTGGAAAAGATCAGCGTTAACACCAACGCCCTGAAGCGCTTTGTGAAAGCAAGCGTGACCGTGGCTGGTGGTACTGGCGCTGGCGCTGTCAGCGTCGTTGCTCTGGGCTCTAAGAAGTACGGCTGATCATGGCGATCACTGAGGATCTGGACGTCTTTTTGGCCGACTTTGGCGTTAGCTGCACGGCTGGCGCCACAACGGCTAACGGGATCTTGGATATGCCTAGCCAAGTGATAAGCGATGGAATGGTGCTAACCACCGATTACACGCTTACCACCAGATTCTCAAACTTTGGCAGTCTCGTTCGCGGTGATTCAATCACTGTGGATGGGACTGCTTACACCGTCCGCGAGACGATGCTGATCGATGACGGCAAGTTCGTTCAAATCGCGTTGCAGAAGACCTGATGGCCAAGATTATTGGGGGCAATGCTGATCGTCCTGACAACATCCATCACTTCGACACGATTACCAACACCGGCACGTCGGAGGCGATGGAAATCGACGGCGTGGTAATCACAACTGTCGATCGCATTGCAGGCGGGCAAGTCACTTACCAGCTGCAGGGCAGTTTAGACGGCACCAACTTTGGACCGCTGGACGACGCAAAGACAAAAGACATTGGCAACCACATTCACACCTATAACGGCTATGCGCTGCGTTACTTACGGCTGGTTGTGACGGCTAGCGCTGCTGACCGTACCCTTGACGTGAGCATCTGCTGCGACTCATGACGACAAAACGAGAGTCAATCCTTGCCGATATTGCCAGCAGCCTTGCCGGGACAACTCAAGTAGGCAGCCGGATCTACAGAAGCCGCACAGAGCCCCTTAGCCGTGGTGAAAGTCCGGCATTGATTGTCGAGCCGACCCAGGACAACCCAGAACTAAGCGTTCGGCTTGATCGCCTTGAGTGGACAATGACGGTTGTTGTGTCGGTTCTTGTGCGTTCTTCAGTGCCTGATCAGGCCGCTGATCCAATCATTGAAGATGTCCACAGCAAGATTATGAATGACTACACCGCTGGCGGATATGCCATAGACGTTGAGCCAGGTGGGGTCAGTTTTCAAATGGTTGAAGCCGATCAGCCTGCTGGAGTGATCAGCATGGAATACAGGATCAGATATCGAACCCTGCTGAAAGATTTGACCACAGGTTGATCTAGCTACGATGTAAGAAAGGACCGCTTTAGGCCAAGCCATGCCGCTGCTATCTCGCCGCCAGTTGCTGCTGGCAGAAGCCGAAGTCAGCTATGGGGTAGATCCGACCCCTAGCGCCTCAACCAACGCGATTCTGGTTCGCAACATTGAGGTTACCCCGCTCGAAGCTGATACCGTCAACCGCGAATTGATCCGCCCTTACCTCGGCCAGTCCGAGCAGCTTTTGGCGCAAACCAGAGTGCTGATCAACTTTGAGGTCGAGCTGGCAGGTTCCGGCACTGCTGGCACTGCTCCGGCTTATGGGCCGCTGCTTGAAGCGTGCGCCATGACTGAAACCGTGGTTGCAAGCACAAGCGTGACCTATGCGCCAAATAGCGACGCAGCGCCTGGCTCGGCCACCATCTACTTCAACAACGATGGCGTGCTGCACAAGGCCACCGGCTGCCGCGGCACTTTTACGTTGAACGGCGCTGTGGGCGAAATTCCCACAATCGCTTTTGAGTTCACCGGCATCTATTCGAGCCCCACTGACGTTTCGATTAGCAGCCCCACCTACAGCAATCAAGCTGACCCGGTGGTGTTCAAAAACGGCAACACCACTGGCTTCCAAGTGTTCAGCTATGCAGGCGCGCTGCAGAGCTTCAGCCTTGAAATGGCTAACGAGATCGCCTACATCGAGCGGGTAGGCGGCACAAAACAGGCAATCATTACTAACCGCGCCCCGTCTGGTGAGGTGCTGATTGAGGCCGTGACGATGGCCACGCACAACTTCTTTGATGATGCAACTGGGACCAGCACTGGAAACCTGACTTTCCAGCACGGTCAAACTGCTGGCAACATCGTCACGTTCACAGCCAGCCAAATCGACTTGGGCAACCCGTCCTATAGCGATGAAGACGGCATCCAGCTCTTAACGCTGCCGTACATTGCCACACCGACCGATTCGGGCAATGATGAGCTGGAATTGGTCTACACCTAAAGCGTGGCGTTTGTCCTAAAAACCTCGGATTCCTTCCGTTGGCCGGTCAGCTTCAAGCAACCGGCTGACGGCGGGAAACGAGAAAAGCAGACGTTTGAGGCTGAATTTAAGCGTCTGCCACAAAGCCGGATCAACCAAATCCAACTGTTGGCGCAGCAGCGGATCAAAGCGGCAGAGCGCGGCGAGGATCTCGAAAACGGCGTTTCAGATCAAAGCATTGCCGACGAAATCTTGGTCGGCTGGGATGGCATCGTCGATGGTGACGGTGAGCCAGTGCCTTTTACCAAGGGCACAAAAGCGCAACTGCTTGACGTTCCCATGTTGGCTGGCGCTTTGATCGAAGCTTATTTCGAGTCTTTGGTTGAGGAAAAAAGAAAAAACTAATCGAGGCCGCTGAGCATTGGCTCGGTGGCATGGAAGTAGACGACACGGCTACAGACGCAGCCGTTTTGGGTATTGAACCGCCACCGTCTAAAAAACCTAAGGATTTTGAGGTTTTGCCTGAAGTTTGGCCAGCGGTCGCAGTATTTCTGAGAGTTCAAACCCAATGGCGCACAAGTGCTGGCGGCATTGTCGGCTTGGACTATGGCGCCGTGCGTTGGATTTTTGAGCTGCTGCAAATCAAAGACCCCGTGACAACGCTTGCAGACTTGCAGATCATCGAGGCTACAGTGGTTGCAGGCATGAATAAGCGCAGCAAGTAGCCATGGCCCTTGACATGTCAACCGCCCTAACTATCAGGGCTAATGTCACGGGCTTGCAGTCGGTTAATGGCCTGACGGGTGGCCTTGCAAAGTTAGAAGGCAATACCAAGAAAACAGCAACTGCGATGCAGCGGCTCAAAACAGCTGCAGCTGGTGCCATCAATGGCTTGAAAGGTCTGGGCATTGCTGCTGGCATTGGATTAGCAGCAGTCAGCAAGCTTGCTTTTGACAATCTGCAGCTGGCAGATTCAATGTCAAAGATGAGTCAGCGAACAGGCATTGCAGTGCCTCAGCTTGACCGTTTTAGACAGGCCGCCAATCTGAGCGATACCAGTATTGAGTCAATGGGCAAGGGCTTCAGCATCTTGGCCAAAAATATGAAAGATGCCGTAGAAAAAGGCACTGGCCCGGCCAACGATGCATTTAATCAGCTAGGCATCAGCTTGACCGATTCGAGCGGAAAACTCCGCGATACTGATCAGGTCATTTTGGACGTTGCCGATAAGTTTTCCAAGATGGAAAACGGCACCGAAAAAGCAGCCTTGGCATCACAGCTATTTGGTCAGCGCCTTGGTAGCGAAATGATTCCGCTGTTGAATACTGGTCGCGCTGAGATTGAGAAGTTTGGCACAACAATGACGCAAGAGGGCGCCGATCGTGCCGCTGCTTTTAATGATCGGATCGCAACTCTTGGCGAAAGATTTAGCCAGCTTGCAATGGCGGCCACCATGCAACTGCTGCCAGCGTTTGAGGCGTTTTTAGGCAAGATTGAGGAGGCTGCCAACTGGTTTAGCCAACTGCCTGGCCCTGTGCGGCAGTTGGCAACTGGCTTTGCAGCTATTGCGATTCCTTTGGTTGCCATTGCTGTCCCGCTTGGCGCTGTGGCTGGCGCGCTTGCTGGGTTAGCACCGCTTGCGGCTGGTGTTGGCGCAGCGTTTGCAGCTATTGGGCCGATCATCTCGGGCCTTATTCCAATTCTTGCCGGTATCTTTACTGGCCCTGTCGGCTGGATTGCTTTGCTGACCGGCGCAGGTGTCGCGCTTTATGCCTTCCGAGATCAAATTGGCGAAGTGTTCCAAGCCATTGGCAACATTATTAAAACCGTATTTACAACTGCTTTCAATATCTACAAGTCAATCTTTATTGATCCAATGCTCAATCTGGGCCAATCATTGATTGGGGCATTTACCGGCGTCTTTCAGCAAATCGGGCAAGCAATCAAAGCTCCATTTCAGGCTGTGATGGGCTTTGTCAAAAACATGATTAACAACATGCTGCAAGGCATTGCCTCAGCAATCAATGGCGTAGTTGACAGCATCAACAGAATCATTAAAGCCGCAAACCGGGCTTTGGCTCAGCTCCGTCTGCCACAAATCCCCTTGCTACCAAGGGCTGAGATTCCACGTTTTGCTGAGGGCGGCGTTGTCAATGGTCCAACCTTGGCAATGGTGGGGGAAGGTGCAGAGCCTGAGTACATTATTCCGGCATCGAAGATGGGCAAAGCGTCGGCTGCTTATTTGTCAGGCGTCCGCGGCCCTGCTGTTATTCCCCGCTTTGCTGAGGGCGGTTTTGTCGCTCCGGCCAATGCAAGCGTCAACATTCAGACCGGGCCAGTGACTCAAATGAACGGCCAGAATTTTGTCACCACGCAAGACATGACCGCAGCAGTGCGTGCAGGTGTGCAGCAGACTTTGGACATTCTGCGCCGTGATGGCACTGTCCGCTCACAGCTGGGGCTGACCTAGTGGCAGATTTTGACATCATGTGCTTTCTGGAGTATTACGCCGACCGGACGAGTGTCGTCGATGGCTCCGGCAATCGCACGCCTACCAGGCAATGGCAAAACTTCTATCAGGTGGCGCAAACTCTTAGCGTCGATGCCAACGCGACTGGGGTTTATGAGTATCTGGCTTTTGACGCTGATGGTTTTGGGTCTACGTTGGCGTCCAGTATTAATGATCTGAGCATTACCGCAGCAGCAACCGGAGACCTGATAGACGTAACCGATGCAGCGGTTGCGGCGGACAACCTTGTGATAGCTTCCCTCTATATCCAAAACGCAGGCGAGGATGCTTTTGACGCGGCAAGCGCTCAACTCATTAGCCGTTACATCGGCAGCATTGAAGGGGCAAGTGTCAGTGATGAGGCGGTTAGCTGGAAAGTGAATCCAGCAATCAATAAATTGAAACCGCAGGTCCCAACCCGTAAAATTACGGGAGACATGCTGATCAGAAATATCGGCGTATGAGCGAGCAATACATTGGAGTCAACCTAAGTGTCACATGTGCCGATCATGGGACGCACCAAGGCGTGACAATGAAGATCGTTGATGACGTGGTGATCTGCGAAACAGCGGACGGCGAGCGCTTAGAAAACGATTGCTGCGTGACTTTTTTTGATGGCGGGACTTTTGTTGTCCCCCCAATGGAATTCGCACAAGCCTTAGCTAAATATCGAGAGCAAAACCAATGACTGCCTTCTCTTCAAAACCTACCGCGCAACCGCAGGTAAAGGCAGAGGTTGGCAGCACGGCGGTTCGTAATGATGCGACACCGGCTAAGAGCAAAAAGACGCAGAACGATCTAGGCAAGCAGCAAAATGTTGCCACTGCAGGCGACACTGTTCCCGTTGTCTTTTGTAAGCGCGAAAATGATATTGGCGGAACTTGGATGCAGCCGTCACTAATTAAGACGGGGACCAATGATTTTATTGGCAGTTTTCTTTATGTGATTTCACAGGGGGAAATGATCAGTAGCCCTGCCAAATACACAACCTGGGTCGGCAACCAGTCGATTATGCTTTTGCCCGATGCGGCAAATATCACTCTCACCCATTACTACGCAAGCGCGGCAACACTTGCGGCAAGCCCAAATACCTGCCCAATTACAAGCGGAAACATCTTCTGCGGGTTCAATACATATTCCTACCTGCGCCCGCTGATTGGCACATCTGGAGGCGTGCAATCATACCCCGATGGCGTTAATTACTATTGGAAATACAAGCAGATTACTCGCGGATCTGGCGACACGACCAACACGGCACTGGAGTTTGCCGGCACGGATACAACCTTTCTAAATATCCTCACAGGCGCAGACGTTTCGAGCACGGTCTACTCTTTCCTTGGGTTAAATCCTGCTACTACGACTTGGGCTTTTAATACTGTTGTTTCTGGCGGTGTGACCGTTGGAGGTCGAGCAGTCGGCACAATCCAAGCGACCCCGACAAGCGGCTATTCCGCTCCTTCCCCTACATATTGGTCATCATTCCTTGGGGTGAGTGATCCGGTCGTTGTTAATTACGAAAATGGCACGATCAACAATCAGGTCAACCCATCGAACCCAGCCACAGACACAACCTTGGACGGCATCCAAGAAGAGCATGCATTAAGCGCATATACCGATCCGACCAGTCCGCCAGCTTCGGCTGATTTCACTGTTTTTTCAGATATTACGTTTTTGGAGATTGAAGGCGACATCTACGACCCCCCGAGCCAAGGCTCATACCCAACGACAACCCGGCAAATCTCGGCGTACTACGAAAACGGTATCAGCGTCGATCTCTACAGCGGTGGACTCGTCGGCGGCAGCTATGCGACTGGGGCGAGCAATCAGTTCGTTGATTTAGCGATGTATCTGTTCACCCAGATCAAGCGGATCAATGGGGCTACTACTGCGGATATTGCCGCCCCTGTAGACACCTCAAACCTTGAAGACCTTGCGGCTTTTGGCTCCAACTATTTAATGCACTTCAATGGAGTGATTGATCAATCGGTCAATGTCATTGAATACATTAGCAAAACTGCACCATTCTTTTTTCTGTCGTTTGTTTCGGGTAATGGGCGATACAGCTTGCAACCGCTTTTGCCTTTAGACGGATTGTTTTTGATTGACACGACGGCCCTAACCCCGGCTGCGACTTTTACTGAAGCTGAGATCCTGCCTGGCAGCTTCAGCAAGCAATACGACGACGCAGATGAGCGCAGAGCAGTCAATATTTCTCTGCTTTGGCGAGAATCTGAACCGACAATAATTGGAATGCAGCAGACGCTCACTGTTCGCTATCCCAGCACTGATAACAACGCGCCAACAATTCAATTCGATATGACTGATTTCTGCACCAACAGTGCTCACGCGTACTTTTATGGAGCATATGAATTGGCGCGGCGCAAATACTCAACTCATACAATCAGTTTTTCGACGGCTTTGCTAGCAAACAATCTGCTTCCGACTCAGATCATCAAGGTCCAAAGACAGCGCATCAGCAGTAAAGGCGACAACCGCACTGAAATTGACTGGTATCAAATCACGGACATCAAACACGAAAGCGACGGTACAAGCACAATCAGCGCAATGCACTTTCCCGTTGACGGCAGCAATGTCGCCAGAATTAGTGACGAGGTTGTCAACGGCACGTTTGAGGCGATCTGATGGCCACTTTCCCCTCGCTAGAACCTACAAGCCGTGCATGGCTGGTCGGTGATTACCCGCAACTGGTCCACACTGGCGCAAGCGGCGGCGACGTTCGATTTATTCAAGGCAGCGACAGGGTTTCGCAGCGTTTGACCTTGGGTTATGAGTATTTGACCGAATCAGAAGTGCAGCTGATTCTGGATCATTACGAAACCCAGCAAGGAAGCATCATCGCTTTTGATTTGCCGTCTGCTGTTTGGAGCGGTTACAGCACGCCGCCGGTAAGTGCTTTGGAATATCAATGGAGATATGCCAGCGCATTTGAAGTGGGGATCTCTTCGCCTCTCCGCTACAACGTAAGTATTGAGCTGGAAACGGTGCCTATCTAGCCATGACTTTTCCCGCTCTCCTACCTTCCAGCCGGACGTTCAGCCCTGGAAATATCCCACAATCGACTCAAACCAGCCTTTCAGGTGTTGTCAGCAGTTTCAGGCGAGGCAACCGCCGAACGGCTCAAACGTTGTCGCTTGGCTTCCGCAATCTGACTGAGGCCCAAGTCAACCTGATCAAGGCGCACTATGTAGACCGGCAAGGCACGTTTGATATTTTCTTTCTGTCGGCGGAAGTGTGGAGCGGGTACGCAACGCCGCCTATCCCACTGCTTAGTGATTACGCCTGGCGCTATGCAGGCGCGCCAACTGTTACCGATGGGATTGTCGGTCGCTGGGGTGTTGACGTTGAGTTGGTCACCTATGCAATCGACACTGGCGACCTTGTATTTGATGGCGAGTTAGCACCGGCAAGCCCAGCCAGAAGCTATATCCTT